CTGGCTGAACAGATATGCACACTGACCGGAGTCGAACGGATCGCAATTGAAGGGCCGGAACTGACGAACGGTTGGAACCGGTTCTATGATGCGGTGGCGGCTCTCGAACCTGGAATAAATCGGGGAGGCGTGAAGGTGTATCACCTTCCACAGCCTATTCTCGACCAGCCAGCAAAGACATGCCAACTTCGGAATATTGGAGGCGGCGTTGAATTGCCAGACAGGGTAAAAAGCCCTGATGATATTGCGCCGCTGTTTTCTTGTGCGATGGCGTTTGCCGGAGCGACTCAGGTGCAGACGGCAAAAGAGAAAAAGATATATCAATCGGCATATGTAAGCAACAAAGGCTATACGCCTGTATTTGTTTGAACTATGGAGGTCTGAAGAATGCCGACATTAAGAGAACGCTGGAACGCATTTTTCCGGCCTATTGTTTACTACTTTGCTATCGGGAACGATGCCCCGACAAGCGTGCTGAACTATACGGCAAAGCAGCTTTACTGTACACAAGCTAACTTGAGGGCGGTTGTGGATTATCTGTCAAACAGCATTGCACAGCTACCGTTAAAGGTATACACACGCAACGATGAGACGGAACGCCTCAGAGACAGAACGTCCCCTGCGGCCCTCACGCTTTGGAGACCGAACGCAGACCAGACAGAATATGAATTCATCCGGGCTCTGGCGGTCGAGTATTTCGTATTCGGCGCTGTATATGTTTGGGTAACACCTGATACGGAATCTGAATCGGGATATCAGCTTCGAATCATTCCGTCGGAATGGGTTATGAATGCAGAGAGCGCGACAGCATACGCCCCGGAAACGATTAGAGTATGCGTCCGCAACGGTGGAACGGCGGTCGATATTCCACGTTCTGAATTCGTCCAGTTCCGCATGTACGCTGCAGGCAATCCGGGAGGCTATCTGTCGCCGATCAGTGCGCTGAGGCAGACACTCGAGGAACAGATACAGGCTGGAAGATTCCGAAAAGAACTTTGGCGGTCGTCCGGAAGATTAAACGCTCAGATTATCCGTCCGAAAGATGTTCAGCCGTGGGACGATGAGACAAGAAAGCGGTTCATTGATGCGTTCCGTGATTCCTGGGGAGCAGGCGGAAGTAAGGCAGGTTCGATTCCTCTGATGGAGGACGGCATGGAAATCAAGCCGTTCCAGACATCATTCAAGGAACAGCAGTGGATGGAATCCGTAAGCCTGTCCCGTGAAGATGTCGCGGCGGCGTACGGTGTTAATCCGTCGCTGATATGGCATACCGGAACGCAGTCTTATGCCAGCGCAAAAGATAATGCTCGTGCTCTTTATGCTGACTGCCTCGGCCCTGTCCTCCAGATGTTCCAGCAGAGAATCAACACGTTTCTTCTTCCGATGATTGGCGGAACGCCTGATAATTATGTCGAGTTCGATCTGAATGAAAAACTGAAAGGCAGTTTCGAGGAACGTGCATCTATCCTTCAGGCATCCGTCGGAGGCCCATGGCTTACCAGAAACGAAGCAAGAGCCGATAACAATCTGCCTCCGGTCGACGGCGGCGACGATCTGATTGTCCCGATGAACGTAGTCACCGGCGGTCAGGCGTCACCACAGGATACACATATGGATGGCGGTTATCCTGCTCCTGTCGGAAGGCCGTCAGAGAGCGGAGCAGAGCCGGAAACGAAAGACGAAAAGCCGTCTGAACTGAGAATCAAGGCAAGGTCGACCAAAGAAGAAGATGAACGGATGGCGGACGTTATGAAGAAATTTTTCGAACGCCAGAAGAAATCCGTACTGCCTAAGATGGGAGCCAAGACGGCGAAATGGTGGGATAAAAAGAGATGGGATAAAGAACTGGCCGACGATATCGAGCCGGTTCTGGATGACGTTTCCGATTCTCATGGGGAACAAACGTCAGAACAGCTTGGCTATTCCTACGATACAGGCCGAACCCGGAACTATCTGAGAACGATGGCAGTTGCAAGAGCCGGAATCATAAACGACTCGACTTACAAGAAACTGCTTAAGGCAGATAAAGACCATACGCCGGAAGACGTATTTGACAAACGAGCTGATGTCGATGCCGCTGTGATCGGCGGCGCACTTGCCCTTACAGTTGCCGGATGGGCAACGGAAGAATCATGCAGACAGGCACAGGACGATGGCGATACCAGACAGGTGTACAAGGAATGGGTAACCGGGCCGAACCCAAGAGGGAGCCACGCCATGATGGACGGTGAGCAAGTCCCGATGGGGGAGCCGTTCAGCAATGGTGCGATGTGGCCGGGGGATGATAACTTGGACGCAGATGAATCCTGTAACTGCAATTGCCATGTTGATATTGTGATCATTTGACGGAGATAAAGCAATGATACATGTTGTAAGTGGTCCTCCCTGCGGCGGTAAATCAACATACGTTGGCAGTCATGCGCAGCCCGGAGACCTGATTGTGGATTATGACAAAATTGCTCTTGCACTCGGCGCTGAAGAGAGCCACGGTGCGGAGGGCATCGTGAAACAGGCGGCATTCTCTGCCAGAGACGGAGCCATCCAGACGGCGGTCGAAAATCCGTCTGCTGAATCCTGGATAATCCACACAAGCCTGACGGATGAGCAGAAAAAGAAGTATGAAAAAGCCGATGCCGAATTTATAAAAATAGACCCCGGCTATGACGAGTGTATGGCAAGAGCAAGACGTGACGGGAGACCGGAGCGGACACTGGATGCAATCGAACAGTACTATCACGGAAAGAAGGGCAGACATATGAGCCTGTATAAGAATTTCAAAGCAGATATTGATGATTCGACCGGGGAAATCTCCGGTTATTTTTCTACATACGACAGAGTCGCTGATTCATACGGCGATGTCATCGCTCCTGGGGCGTTCACGGAGACATTAAAGGCTCGTGAGGAGTCCGGACATCCGTTCCCTCTCTGCTGGAACCACTCCCTTGATGTTGATGACATCATCGGAGTCGTCGACAGCATCGAAGACGATGAAAAGGGGCCGCACATGACCGCTCATTTCTTCGATACGGAGAGAGCGCAGAAGGCCAGAGAACTGGTCAAGTCCGGCGCAATCTATCAGTTCTCTTTCGCCTACCAGACGCAGGATGAGGGGAGCGTGAAACTGGAGGACGGCACAAAAGCAAATGAGCTTCGGAAACTCGACCTGTTCGAGGTTTCCATCGTGCCGATTCCGGCAAACCAGAATGCTGTCGTGACAGAGATTAAGTCCGGCAGGCGTAATTCCGCAAAGGATGCGGACAAACTTAAGCAGATTATCCAGCTCGCTCAAGAATGTCTTGGCGAGCTTGATGATACAGAAGAGCCTGAGAGCGGCTCAGATGAACCGAAAGCCAATGAAACGGCAGTTTCAAAGGAGCAGACGGAAGCATTTGAAAAGCGAAAAGGTGCGCTTCTGGCAACTATCAAAAAGTATTCTACGGAGGTTAAATCATGACTCTGATTGAAAAGAAGGCGGCAAAGATCGCCGAACTGAAAGAGCTTCAGCCGAAGATTGAAGAGGGAGATCCGGAAGCGGTCAAGGCTGGAGAAGATGTAGCAGCAGCTATTGAGCAGATCAATGCAGCCATAGAAGCCGCTCAGAAGGCGAATGACATTCTCGGCGCAATCGGAACCGATGAGCCGACTACTGAGGAGGAACCCAAAATGAATAATAACGAGGGAATCAAGTCTCTTGACCTTGCATCTCTGAAGGCAAACAGAGGAAGCGTTTCCACCATGATCAAGGCTGCAACGTCCGTTGCTACCGGCGCACAGGTGGTATCTGTTGACAATACCGTTGTTGATATCAAGCCGGAGTCCGTTGTTCGTTCCATCTTCGGAACTGAGTCCATCAGCGGCAATGCTCTGACCTATTTCGTTATGGGCGCGACTGATGGAGCGTCCGGAACTGTTGCCGAGGGCGCAAAGAAGCATCAGATCCACCCGAACTATACCAGCACCACAGCGGCACTGGTCAAGATTGCGGCATTCCTGAAGGAAACCGACGAACTCCTGAACGATGTGCCGTATCTGGAGAGCGCAGTTCGTGGCCGTGGGGTGTTCGCACATGATAAGGCTGTAGAGGCTTATCTTGTTGATACGCTGTCCAAGACTTCCGGAATCCAGACTCTCGCCGAGGCTGTCAGCTTCGACTCTCTCCTGAAGGCAAAGACGAACGTCAAGACCGCAACTGGTTATGATGCGGATGCAATCCTTATCAACCCGGCAGATCTGCAGACCTTACTGCTGACCAAAGACGCCAACAAACAGTATCTGCTTGGCGGCCCGGCATACGCTGGATACGGTCAGGGAAGCTACAACGGAACGCTTCCGATCTGGGGCATGACCGTTGCATCCTGCGATGCAGTAACTGAGGGAACTGCAATCGTCGGCGCATTCAAGGCTGGTGCGTCCATTGTCACCAAGTCCGGAGAGGGCTTCCGTGTTGAGGTTTCAAATTCCGACGAGGACGACTTCCAGAACAACGTCGTAACCGTACGCCTGGAGGAAAGACTGCTCGAGGCTGTCAGGGTTCCGGCGGCGTTCGTCAAGATCGCAACTGCGTAAATCATCATATAAGGGGCGGTTCTCTGGAGCCGTCCCGGAGGTGATCCATGTTAAAGGTATATAGAATTGGCGGTTTGACATACCAGTTTGAAGAAGGCAAACAGCCCTCAGGAGCTGCCGAGGTGACGGAAACGGTAAAATCTGTTAAACCTGCGAACAAAGCTGTCAAACCGGTGAATAAAGCCGCAAGAGGTGCAAGAAAATGATTCTGACTAATTGGGGATACACTCTGACGGGTGTCGATACGTTGCCAGATATCCTGACGGAAGACGAATTTAACATCATGACTGCGGAGAAGTTTGCCGAGGACATCCGTATTGCTTCGGAACTGAAAGCGTCACAGAGCGGTATCCGCAGTTATGTCGGATGGCATCTTGCCGGGAATCTGGCCTGCGAATGCAAGTATCGCGGAATGGATAAACGGATATCTCTCACTAAGGGTGGGACGGTCATCCAGGTACAGTTACCGGCTCGGTACGTAACCGATGTGGACAATATTACCGTTGACGGAAATGTGGTTGAAAAATATTACATTGAATCGAACGGTGTTCTTCACATCGCAAACGTCGGAATTGTTTCTGATTGGTCGGAAATCGTCATTGATTATCAGGCCGGGCTGAGTGACGCAATGGCGGAAGCCATCAAGGAACTGATGGCACATCATGTCACGCACTCCCTGTCGAACTCTTATGGCATCCAGTCGGAATCATCCGGCGGAGTGTCCGTAACATATTCGGCGGCATGGATTCAGAACGTCATGTCATCGAAGCTGTCTGATTCTGACAAGGAGATTCTCGCTCCGTACAGATTGGAGGGGATGTTCTGATGATTCCTTCATTCTGGAGACAGACTATCACACGAGTCCGTCCGGGCTCGAAAACCCTGAGAGGGTCGACCGTTCCTGATTGGAATAATTCCGTACGCCTGGATATTCCTCACTGTTCTGTTCAGCCTGCCGGAACGTCGCTCACTCAGGACGGACGTATCGCCGGTATTATGGACGGTCTGACGGTGTATGCTCCGCCTGGTGCGGATGTGAAAGCCGGAGACCGTATTGATTATTGTGGAAACGTCTACACGATAAACGGCGATGTTCTTCAGTGGCCTTCTGCGACCGGAGGGCTTGACCACATTCAGCTGAATCTTGAGAGGTGGCAGGGATGATAAAAGGGTTGAAGCGAATCGAGTTTGTTTCACAGGGGTTCAAAGATATCCTGTTTTCACCCGGAACAAAAGAATTGGTACAAAATACAGCTAATACCATTCAGGCGAATGCAAATGCCGGAGCGCCTGCCGATTCAGAAGGATTCTCGGCGAATGTCATTACCGGAGGATATGGCGGCGGACGGTATGTTGGCTTCGTTACCTCGATTGATAATGCCGCAGCAGAGGCAGAGTCAGAGAACAAAGTATTGACGGGGGCAGTACATCCATGATCATTAAACGGCAGATTGATATTGAGGACGAGGTTCGAAAAGCCCTGTTGCCATATCTGACGGCGTACGTTCGACCGCTTCCGGCGAAATACTCGCTCCCAAACATACTTATCACTCAGGCTGGCGGCATTACATCTAACACCGTCGACACGTTCACCGTTGTAATCGATGCCAGAGCAGAAACGGTAGTTGAAGCAGGCGAAACGCTTCGGAATGCTGTCGGCATTCTGAAGCAGACGGCAAAGGAACAGACAACGGCAATCAGAAACGTTATTGTTAATTCGTCCGGTTCATGGGGGAATGACCCAGTGCGGCCGGATTTGGCTATGTTTTCCGCAACGCTTTTAATAACAGCGCATGAGGAAAACGCAAACATTGAGGAGGAATAACACATGCAGGAAGTAATTCTTGGTGCAGGCGCTGCAACTGGCATGTTCTATCATGCTCCGGCAGGAACGAAACTTCCGGATTCTCCGTTCGCTACGCTCGACAAGGCGTGGGTAAAGGTTGGAGACATTACGGAAGACGGAATTAGTCTGAAGATGGACAGGTCTACCGAAGACCTTAAGAACTGGGCAAAGCAGACGAAAAGAACCATCATGACTGACCACGGAGAGTCTATCGAAGCTCCCATCATGGACACGACGGAAGAATCACTCAAAACCGTATTTGGAGAGGATAACGTCACGACCACAGCGGCATCCGCAAGCCATGGCGCACTGATTTCCGTCAACATCTCTGCGGATTCTCTTCCGGATCCGGAAGCGTATCTGTTCCTGATGAAGGACGGAGATACCGGAATCATGATCGGATGCGAATATGGACAGATTGATTCTGTTTCCGATGTTTCCTTCGCACCTGGTTCGGCTATCAACTGGACTACCACGTTCAAGGGGCTGAAAGACGGGTGGAAGATTATCTTTGACGATGGAGCAAAGACAGGAGCGTAATACATGAGCATTGTACTCGACCACAAGCAGATAAAGACGGTTGATGTTGAGATAAACGGGGAACATTACGGCATCCCGTTTCTGTCTCAGCTTTCTGTTAAGGACGTTTTGGAACTCAAGGAAGCGTCGAAAAATGGGGAGGACAGTGAACTAGAGTGGGGAATGAACTATGTGAAGCGGTTCATTCCTGAGGATGTATTCAATTCCCTCCGCATGTCAGACCTGTCTGTTATCTTCGACGCAATCAAACTCGAAACCGAAGAGGACGGAACGTCTCTGGGGGAATCGTAAGCCTTGCGGATTTTATCGAAAATCATCGCAGGGCGTTCGAATATGACCTTCTGACTCGAACCGGGTACAGTATTGATGATATAGGCGGCAGGCTTCCATGGAATGCCCTGCCGTCTTTTATCGGAAATCTGGACGTCGACTCTGCAATGGGAAGAGAGAATAAGCCGGAGCAGGCCGGATGGTCAACAATCATGAAAACAAATCTGATTCTTGCGGATATCTATGACGCACTGAACCAGCTGAATGCAAATATGATTGCTATTGCGACCGGGAAAGCATCGAAACGGATAAAGCCGTATCCGAGGCCGTTCGAACGCAAGAACAACGATGAAAACGTACAGCATTACGGGTCAAAACCGCTTCCGGTGCAGGAACTTGAGAACTGGTTCACCCGAAAGAGGGAGGAAAGAGAACAATGGCTGAAGGAACCGAAGTCGCAAAAGCCTATGTGACCATAATTCCATCAATGGAGGGGTCACAGCAAACTATAACTGAAGAGCTGACCGGAGCGACCGACACTGCGGCTGATAAGGCCGGAAAGAAGAGCGGAAAGACACTCGGTGGGAGCCTAACTAAGGGATTGGGCGATGCCGGGGCCGCAATGACAAAGGGGATCACCGTTCCTGTCGCGGCTGCCGCAACCGCTTCCGTTGTCGCTTGGAAATCAGTAGACGACGCGATGGATACCGTCACGACGAAAACCGGAGCTTCCGGTGATGCCCTGAAGGATATGCAGGACAGGGCGAAGGGTATTGCCAAAACGATGCCGACTGATTTTCAAACAGCCGGAGACGCTATCGGAGAGGTTAATACCAGGTTTGGTCTTACCGGGGACAGCCTCGAAGACTTATCGACGAAGTTTATAAAGTTTGCCAGCCTAAATGATCAGGACGTATCTACTGCTGTCGACAATACTCAGGGTGCGATGGCGGCATTTGGGGTGGAGACAAAGGATGCCGGAAGTTTCCTCGATGCTCTGAACACTGTAGGTCAGCAGACTGGTGTTGATGTTGGTACGCTGACAACTGAATTAACCAAGAATGCGCCGCAGCTGAAGGCCATGGGCCTGAACGCATATGATTCCGCAAATATGCTCGGCCAGATGGACAAAGCCGGAATTGATTCATCTACGGCGATGAGAGGACTTCAGACAGCAATGAAAAACGCCTCGAAGGATGGAACAACTCTTCAGGACAAGCTGTCAGAATTCTCTGAGACGATGGGTTCCAACAAGAGCGACGCTGAGAAATTGCAGGCCGCATACGAACTTTTCGGAACGAAAGCCGGAGGTGCAATTTACAACGCTGTCAGTTCCGGAACGATTGACTTACAGAATTTCAACGGAAGTTTGCAGGGGTTCGAAGGCTCTGTTGATTCCACGTTTACGGAAACGCTTGACCCAATGGATCAGTTCTCAATCGTAACAAACAAGCTGGCGTTGCTAGGCTCTGATCTGGTTGACGCTTTCGGCCCTACTCTGGCGAGTGTTCTTGATACTCTGTCAGGCGTCATTACGAATATTACGGATGCGTGGAACAATCTTTCTCCCGGAATGCAGGATGCGATTATAAAAATTGCACTTGTTGCCGCTGCAATTGGTCCTGTGCTTTCTGGAATATCAAACGCTATCACTGCTATTAATACAATCCACACGGTGTTTACCACGGTAGGAGCTGCCTTGAAGGCCGGGCCGGGATTGATTGGATTATTATCGAATCCTATCGGTATCGTTGTTACGGCTATAGGCGGAGCCGTAATCGCATTAGTAGAACTTTACAAGCATAACGAAAAATTCCGGAATGCGGTCAATACCGCATGGAGTGCGATATCCAATACGATTTCGACCGTATGCGGTGCGGTGGCAGATTTTGCAAAAACTGCATGGGACACGATCACCGGCTTGTTTACCGGTAAGATATCTGTTAAGGAAATTGCCACCGGTGCATGGAATAAAGCAAAAACTACGGCAGGCAAAGTATGGGGAGCAATCAAAGGATTCTTTGAGGGAGCAGCCCCGGTCGTTAAGAAGATTGCGACAACTGCATGGGACAATGCAAAGAAGGCCGCAAAAACGGCGTGGTCTGGAATCAAAGGATTCTTCGAGGGAGCGGCCCCTGTCGTTAAAAAAATTGCGACAACCGCATGGGACAACGCAAAGAGTGCCGCAAAAACAGCATGGTCTGGGATCAAAGGATTTTTCGAAGGCCCTGCTCCTGTAATGAAAAAGATATCTACAGGTGTTTTTGACAATGTGCAGAAAGCCGCAAAGACAGTAACGTCCAAGGTGTCCGAGTTCTTCTCAGGCCTCCACCTTGACATACCAAAACCGAAACTTCCGCATATCAGTGTCAGCGGAGGCAAGGCACCATTCGGCATCGGTGGCAAAGGCTCTCTTCCACATTTCTCCGTCGATTGGTACGCAAAGGCCATGAACCGCCCAATGATTCTGAACCGGCCAACAATATTCGGAATGGATAATAATGGAAACTGGCTCGGAGGCGGAGAAAAAGGCGACGAGGTTATCTACGGCAAAAATGCGCTGTTAAGCGATATCAAGACAGCAGTAGGGAGTTCCGGAGGATTCGTTCAGAATTTGACAATCAATGCGCCGACAGAACTTAGCCCGTCGGAAATCGCAAGACAGACACGAAACGCAAACAGGCAGATGGTACTGAGATTAAGGACGGTGTAAAATGCGGACAATTACTTGCATTAATACAGCCGAAAATATCAAAGGCGTATTCGGAGAGGAAGAGTTTTCGCCGTTCCTTCTCGAGGATGCCTCCGGGATCTATGAACAGTCGGCGCAGGTGAACATTACAAAGAACACGCTGACGGACGGAGCGACGTATCAATCATCGGTTCTTCAATCGAGAAATATCGTTCTTTCTCTTCGGGATCTGAATGATCATCTTGCTAACCGTCAGTTCCTTCTTTCCCTGTTTCCTCCGAAAAGCAAAGGGACACTAATATTTCGTGACGGAGACGAAGAACGCCAGACGGACTACTATGTGGAAAAGCTGACTTCTGACGGAATCTATTCCGCAAGAAGGTATCAGATTTCTCTGATATGTCCTGATCCGTATTTCTATGACCTCGAGGATTATTCCGTCACTCTGGCGGCGTTTGTCCCGAACTTCACTTTCGCGCATGAGTTTACTTCCGTGAAAGAGGAGCTCGGTTACCGACAGATAAACCGCTTGCAGGATATTAAAGACGAGATAGGTTCTGATAATATCGGGATTACGATTACGATTGAGGCATCCGGTGCGGTAAAAAATCCGGAAGTAACCAGGGTAGAGAGCAACGAACATATCCAAATTGGTACAGATTCCATGCCGCTCAATATGGTTGCCGGAGACAGAATAATCATTACGACTGCTGACAACAATAAAAAGATATTCCTCGAACGGAATGGAACCAGAACAAATATATCGCAATACCTCGCAGATGATTCAACATTCATTCAGCTCCATAGAGGTGACAATACCATAGGCTACTCCGCCGCATCCGGGATCGATTCCATGGTAATTACGATTACATATAGGATAAGGTACACATCAGCATGATCTCAGCTACTCCAGAAATAAGGATTTATGACCGTGACATGAATTTCCAGGGGATTATCGATGCGGCGAGTTCCCTGCAATGGCATAGACGGTATTACTCACCCGGAGAAGTCGAGCTTCACTGCCCGATTACTGAAAACAGCCTATTACTGCTTAAGCGTGAAAACCTGGTCTATCTGAAAGGTGCGGTAGAGGCAGCAGTCATAGAGGATCTAGAAATCCATGATGCGGCTACAAAAACTGAAATTATCGCAAAGGGCCGCTTCCTGTCTTGCTACATGGACAGGCGGCTGATCCGGCCATTTTTCCATACGGAAAACGGCAATGCAGAAACGGCAATGCGGAATATCCTTTCAGGAGCGGCTGAAATTCCGAGAGTGGAGCTTGCGGATGCACACGGGTTTACTAAGTCGATCACGTTTCAGGCGACATACAAAAACCTTCTTGTGTATGAGGAGAAGCTCGCCAAGTATCTGCAAGCAGGTTTCCGCTTTCGCCCGGATTTCTCAGCGAAGAGAATATATTTCGAAGTATATGAGGGCGAAGATCATACCACAACGCAGAAAAACCGGCCGTGGGTGCTCTTTTCCGACCAGTACGGGAACCTTGAAGAATTCGACTATGTACAGAATGACACACTGTATACCAATGTTTGCTATGTCGGAGGCCTCGGAACAGGAACATCAAGAACTTATGTAGTCAGCGGTGACGATACTCTGACAGGGTTGGACAGACGGGAGACTTTTGTATCTGCTTCTGATGTAACGACCGATAACCTTACTACGGTACAATATCAGGCGGCACTGAAGCAGAGAGGTGTGGATCATCTTGAGCCGGTCGCCCTGTCGATTGACACGCTTGTAAATCCGGTCGGTAACTTTGTGTATAAGACGGATTATGATTTGGGTGACCTGGTAACGATCCGTAAGGAGCGGTACGGAATCGAGATAGATGAGCGTATTGTCGAAATTACAGAAGTATATGAGAATGGGTCGCTGAAAGTCTCACTGACATTCGGCACTCCGATACCGGAAACCATTGACTGGACTGATAGCGATATTTGAGGAGGATTATAAATGACAATTTCAGAGCTTAAGCCAGAATTTGTTTTTGCGACACTGGCTAAAGGGACGCAGGTTATCTGTATTGATTTTGGAAAAGGCCAGTATATTGACCTGAGTGGCCAGCTGGTTAATGCTGTACAGAGGATGATTCTTGACAAGACTTGTAAATTCTTCTCAATCGTGGAGGGTTAATCGATGGCGAACGAACACGGATTATTCTGGAACAGCCAGAACGGCGACCGGGTGTATGATGCGAATGATTTCTCAGAATGGCTTAAAAAATTCTATACAACTGGAGTCTTCAACGGAGACCTTGCAGTTACTGCCTCCGGTGGCATGACGGTTTCTGTCAGCTCAGGCTATGTCAATATCGAGGGGAAAGTAAAATTTTTCTCGA